CGTGAGCGTTACGTTAGTACCTGCAACGAGCTTGCCATTTAGATAACCAGCCGTTGTATCGTTACTTGATACTTTAGCTTTTTCGTCGGTATCGACACCGCCGCCGCCTGCGCCTCCAAAACTTGTGGGTGAGATCATACGTCGTAGTCCCTGCGAGTCTTGAAAAATTGATATTGGATAGATGCCGATGCTGTCTCTTGTATGATTTTTATAGTGGAATCAAGACCGACATCAACCTGCAAAAGTGATCCTGCAGTGAGTTGAAACCCTGTTGTCGACGTTGGTGTTGTTCCGTCAAATGTGATGCGTATGTTTTGAGTGAACGCCTGTAGTAGAAATGAATCCACGCCTTCAGGTATGGTAATAGTGACGGCTGTAGACAGCGAAGAGTTCGTAGTGTGAGAACCAACACGAATCCCTTGAAATCCGGTGAGTGGCATTATATTCCCTTTGTTTGGTGTGCTGACCTCAGAGGCCGAAGCCCCTGAAGTCAAGACACTTAGTCCTTGATGATGTTTGCAGCAAGGCCGCGCTCTGTGGCGCTGTTGATTCCTTCACCGTTGTAAAGTACAGCGATGCAAGAACCGAACGTTCCTGTAGAACCGTCGCCAGCCGTAGCAACTACGTCAATGTAGCGCTTGCGACCTGCGAGGTTTACGAAGAAACCGAAAACCTTGTTGTCGTCCGTTGCTGATGGCAGTGACGGAGCACCTGAAGCGCCATAGACGCAACCTGTGATGTCTCCGTAAGCTGAATCGTCATCAGCTTCCTGCAGCTTGAGGGCTGTCATGGCGATGTCGGTAGCACCGAGGCTAAAGTAAACTGCGAGCTTACCATAGCCAGCAGTGTCAATGCTGTTTGTTGTGAAAGATGCGTTGTCAACGATAGCCGCCGGTGGCGTAACATTGACAACCTTGACGTTTTGTAGTGCGTTCATGTTGTCACCTTAAGAATTGATTGTTACGAAACCAACGATAGGACCTGTCTCACGGCTGGCTGCCGTTGCGTTGTAGTTGCCCATCTCGTGCACCTTGATGTCGAGGTACTGCGTTGCCTTGACATAGATCGTGTCTGTGTCAAAGCCCTTGCTTGCATCCTGCTTGATGGCTGTCGTCATGCGATCGCCAAGCGTTGCAGCTTGTGACAGGTTACCGAACCACGCAAATACTTGAGAGTTTGCATCTGTTCCAGGCATCACATCGACGAACTCGACAGGATAGCCGAACAGACGCTGGCCGAATGAGCCTGCGAGTTCTGCTGCTGTGCTGCCGCCTTGTGCGTATGCCAGGCGCTCTGCTGTCTCACCGAAAGCAACCTTGTTGAAGTACCACTTTGCACCTGTGAGGGCATACGTTGGAACCTTGCGCATACCTGCGATAAGGTTGCCCATTGTTACTTCTGCGAACGTATTGCCAGCACATACCTGAGCTGAACCGAGGTAGCCCTTGTGCGTGTCGTTCGTCCATGTTCCACCACCGTCTGTGAGGACCTTCTGCAGCTTACCGTAGAGACCGAGGACGCCACCGTAAGTAGATGTTCCGTCACCCAAGAAACCAGCCTGGTCTTCCTTCTTTGCGAACTGACGAGCTACTGACTCAGCAAAGCGAAGGCCGAGGTTCTGTGTACTGTTCATCACGAGTTCTTCAGAAAGAACTGCGAGGGCATACATCTTCTTAGCGTTCAGTGTTACTGCATCGAATGACATGTCAGATGATGACAGTGTTCCCGTCTCTGAACCCCAGTAAGCCGTCACGTCATCACCTGTGCGGAAGATGCGGATCGACTCCGAGCCCATAGGCTCAACACGGACGTTGCGACGGAAAGCGCCGTATGTGTCCTTGAGGTTGATGATGAGGCTCGATGTCTCCGTTGGTACGAAGATTCCACCTGTGGCGTCGTTGCCTTGTGTGTGTGTCTTGTAATCGATGCCAGTGACTTCAGCGTACTTCTGACGAGCAGCTTCGTTCTGGAGACCACCAACAAAGAGGCCTGTCACGTAAGCCTTGTATTCAGCTTCTGGCATGTTTGCCTTCGCTGATGACTCACCGACCTTGACGTCTGTTGTCTGTGGGAGCTTGTTCACTGCTGTCTTAACTTCAGCAGCACGCTGTGCGTTCTTGGCCTTGATAGCGTCGAACGACTTGATCTCTTCGGCTTGTGCCGTCAGGCCGTCGATCTCTTCGTTGAGAGTCTTGGCAGCCTTCACTTCATCCATCGAAGGCTCTGTCTTTGCGAGCAGTGTTTCAAGCTCGGCAGACTTCGCAACGATGGTGTCGTTGATCTGTTGCAAGTTCATTGTTTGTTCCTTTTGTTTACAATTTGACGCAGGGCTTCCATTTCCATAGCTGCCTTTGCGTTCACGGGTTGTGCGGACTCTATGAGACCCTTGATGCTTTGCACCGCAGATGCCAGCGTGTCCATGAGTTCGGTCAGGCGTGTTACGTTTGCCGACGATAACGTTCGCCCTTCCTTAAGTCTGATCTCAGCACGTTCGTTCAACCTCGTGACAACACGCTCGACGTCGGCTCCGACGTCAGCAAGGTCGTCATTGAGTCCCTTGGCGCTGATTAAAGCAGTTTCTGAGTTAGCTCCGAAGAGCACTGGGGACCACTCATAGAGTCGTCCCTTGACAAGTTCACGGGCTCCGTCTGGGGAGTAGCCCTCTTCCATGACAGAGTAACCGATTGAGAACTCGTCAATGATACCCTCCTTGATGTCGCTGTATGTCTCACGGCCGCGTTGGGTGTTCATGTTAAACTGTCCCTTGATATACAGGCCGCCAAGGTCCTTGAGCTTTTCAGGCAGCAGAGCATCACCTGGCATCAGCTCCCGAGCCTCGAGAGTTTTGGCCACTGGTGTTTTCCAGTCGTGAGCCCAGACGCCTTTCGGTAGCTTGGTGCGTAGGGATTCGTCAAAGAATCCAAACTTTACACGGTCGCCATAGCTGTCTACGTTATTGAATACCGACACAATAGCCTCGATGACACCGTTGTCGCCTTCGGCCTTGGTTTCAATATCAAAAGATTTGCGTTCTATCTTCATTGTTTACGTTCCCCGTAATGATGCGAACTTGCATAGTGTTCGCGTGTAATTATCCACAATTTGCAGGGGCTCACCTTGAAACTTCTCGGTGTTTCACCTTGAAACTTCTCACACGGCCCTGCGAGCTCGTGCGAAACATCGGCAGTTGACGGAATTGGCAGCAGACAAGCCAGGGCCTGCAGGGTATGGAGTGCGTTCGCCACCAACAACAAACATGCCGTCGGCTTCCTCAGGCTGGTCGTGCGCCGCAGCGTGTGCGGCCCTAGCACCTGCTAATGCTGCCCAGGTTCTTGTTATACCGCCGATCTCAGCCCAGACTGATTTTTGCACCGTGCCAGTTGTCGCTGTTGCTGTCGTGCGACCGATAACGTCGGCACGGCTTTGCTTAGTTGTAGGGAGCAGGGGCTTGCGTAGTTCAGCGAGTCTGTCGTATAACAGTTGCCCGAGCTCATCACCAGAAGCCGTAGGATTAGCAAGGATAACCTTCTGCACATCTTCGCGAAGTGTTGGGACGGTCTCCCTAATCTTGTCACTAGATTCACGCTGACCAGCCTCACGGGCCTTGGCAAACTCACCAGGCTCTGCATCGACTTCCTCCTGACTCAGTCGGATGACCAAGTCAACGAGCTCGTTGCGGTCCTCCTCTGTGGACTTCAGGAACTTCTCCGTCCAGACGTCGATGTTGAAATCCTCGGCTTTGGTTTCTGGTGCACCTGCAGTCTTGGTATCACGTAGGTAGGTAGCTAGTTCCATCAGCGTTTTCGACCATGACCTTGCAATACGGTCGTCGTAAGGCTTCAGTGCCTCGTCGTACTGCTTGCTGTAAACATGCGAATCTGGATGCTGCAGCCATGACTTGACGTTAGTCTTGAACAGCGCCTTTTGCTCGTCCTCGGCATTCATCTGTTCGACTAGCTTTGCACTCCAGCGCTGGCCAGCATCACCACCCCACAGAGCCCAGGCGATGCGACCGGCCGAAGGGAAGCCCTCCTGACCTGGTGACCACCCTTCGCCCTGCTTGTCCACCTCGTGCCGTGCAAAGTAACTGTTCATGCGCCTCGCCGTATCTGGAGAGATCGCACGGCCATTGCTCAGGTCACGTGCTCTGGCAACACCTACGGCAGTGCCTCCCCTATTGTACTCACGACGCCACTCGAGGCCCTTGGCAGCTTCGTCACGGACGCCCTTTGGTGGTAGAAAGTCTATGCCTTCATATTGCTTGCTATCGATCTCTGGTATGTCTGATGGATTGAGCGTGTCGATACCGAGGCTGCGGTACATTGCACGGGTCTCGGCATCATTGTCGATGGCCAAATCTACAGGGTGCATCTCTTGTATTTTCTTGGCTTTGTATTCTTTCCAGACTATGGTGGGCGCTGTTGTGTCATTAAGATGCAGCTCGTCGTATTTGACGCCAGCATCCTCGAGCTCTCGAACAGTGCGGTCACGGTCGTCAATCATGCGGCCAGTCACGATGTGTATCATGTACTCAGCGTGCTTGGCATTGACGTAATCGATGACGTTCTGCTTTGGGTTGCCTGTGCTCGTCAGCAGTGTGTCGTCGATGTCTACAATTACGGCTTCCTCTCCACCCCTGATTTTTGTGCTGATACTACGAAAGCCACGCGCCTCAACAGGCACAGCGCCTCCGTCGCTGGACTGGTCACCGTTGACATCTGCATCCTGAGTTGACACGGCCTCGGTCGCAATAGCATCGCCAGCAAGTGCCTGAACTGTAGACAGGTCGAAACCGATCTCGACACCATACTCAGGGATGGCAAGCTGTGCATTGATCTGGTCGGCAAGCATGTTCCAGAACGGAACACGTACCATGTTCGTGAAGTCCTTGGACGCCTGCTCGAAGTTTGAGTACGTGGATTGAGACAGACCCATGTGAGTCCCTGCGATAATCGGGTGCACCTTGTAAGCACCACAGATGCGAGTCTCATATTGACCGAAGGTATCAGACAAACCGAGCTCGTTCCAGTCAAGGGCCAGGCGCTTCACGTCCTTGACACCCCACATGATACCCACAGAGCCACGACGATCTCCGCCATACTTGCGCTTGAACGAACGCTCGGCAAGGCTTACCTGCTCGGGTGTGAGTTCTTCGTCGTAGACCACGATTGTCTTGGGCATGGCGTCGTTCTTGTGGATGTTGAACACCGTGGCACTTGCTTCATTATACCCCTCGATAGACTGCGCAGCAAGCTCTACAGGTGAGCCTCCACCGAGGGGCTTCTCTGGATCGTACCAGAATCCCACGATGTGCACAACGTCTTCCTTCGGTACGGAATAGGTTACTGCACCGTTGTAGTAATGATAGTAATCAACGTCACCCCATCCATCGTTTACAGGTGCGAAATACTTATCTGAATACCACCTGATACCTATCACAGCACCCGATGCATTGCGCAGCTTGTAACCGTAGGCATTGCCACCGATGCACAGGATGGTCATGATCTCTGACATCGTCACTCGCCACTGGTTACGTGTGAGCATGGTGACGATAGGGTCGTCATAGCTGTAACCTGATGGAGTGACCACACCGAGCTGCGCCTCGGGCATCATCAGTGAATAGGTGATAGTGCAGGCCTGTGCCACAGGGTTAGCCTTCCACATCTTGTAAGCTCCAGACCAGTTCACTATTGGTGTGAAGCTATGCTTTGTCCATACCTCCTCGAGCGGCATAGGCAGGTCGTTTTGTGCGACTTGGCCGTCGAGAGATATAAATTGTTTGATTCTTGTTATCAAGCTCATATCAATCTGCTTTCCTTCTGTTCTTGTGCGTGTGTAATGCGAGCCCGTGCAATCTCTAGATATTCGGGCTCACGTTCGATTCCTATAAAGTTGAAACCTTCTAACACGGCAGCCTTGCCAGTTGAGCCGCTGCCCATGAACGGGTCTAATACCGTGCCCTCGGGTGGTGTTACGAGACGGCAGAGATAACGCATAAGGTCGGTGGGTTTGACGGTGGGGTGGTGGTTGCGGTTCCTTGCTGGGGCGTTTGGGTCAATGCCTTCTCCAATGCCCGCTCCGTATCGGTGAACGTCTTTGACGATCATCCCCTCGCACCCCTCATCCCTGTCACGCTTCGACGCTTTGGCGCAGTAAAAGAAACGGGCGGCGGAGCCAGAGTCGCCGTAGCTTTCCGTGACTGCCCCAGATGCTTTGCCGTATCTCCCGTGCTTGCCGAAATCTCCGGCTGAAATTGGCCTGCCGTTGCCTCCACCAGCCTGCGCTGGAAACAACCCCACCACCTCCTC